CTGCAATATCTATTGCTGCAACTGGTATCGTAACCTTTGTTGATGATATTTTATTAAAAGATGCTTGTACGATTGGTACTGCAACCACTGCTGGTGCGATTGCGATTGCCGCAGATGGTACAGTTGATCTTGCGACTGCTGGTGCAACTATTAATAGTGTAGCTGTAAAAGTTGCTGGTAAAGAATCTATCTGGGTTCCTGCTGCATCTATGTATCCAAGTAGTACAAATGGTTGTGCCGGAATTGCTCAAGTAGAGACAACTGCATTACGTCCAGATTTAAAGTGTTTAGACTTTGATGCAAGTTCTGATGAGTTTGCTCAATTTGCTGTAGCATTTCCTAAATCATGGAATGAAGGTACAGTTACATTCCAACCTTTTTGGACTGTTACGGGAACAAATACAGGAACAGTTGCATGGCAATTAGGTGGTATTGCAGCTTCTAGTGATGACAGTATTAATACTGCATTTGGTACATTAGTTGCTACTACTGCACTTGCTCATAGTGGAACATCAAATGACTTAATGGTTTCAGTAGAAAGTGGAGCAGTTACAATTGCTGGTTCTCCTGCTGCTGCAGATTGTTGTTTCTTCCAAATAAACAGAGATGTATCTGCTGATAACCAATCAGGTGATGCAAGATTACTTGGTGTTAAATTGTTCTTCACAACAGACGCTGCAAATGATGCATAGGAGTATTTTATAATGACTATGTTTGGTTATAATGTTCTAGGTTTTGGTGGCGGTGGGGGTTCTGCTGAAAGTTTTGCTGCCACAGGTGGAACTGTTACTGGTATTGGAACTAGGATTATTCATACCTTTACATCAAGTGGCACTTTTGCTGTTACCTCAGGAACAGCTACAGTTGAATACCTCGTGATTGCTGGTGGAGCATCAGGTGCTTATGCTACAGGTGGCGGTGGTGCTGGTGGTTATCGAAATAGTACAACCCAAGAATTAACTGGTGGTGGGGGTTCTGCTGAAAGTAGTCTTACGCTTGGAATATCAAGCAATACAGTTACGGTTGGTGCTGGTGGTGCTAGTGCAAATATAAATTCTGCAATAGGTGTTGACGGTTCAAACTCAGTCTTTGGCTCAATAACATCTACAGGTGGCGGAGGTGGAGGTAATGGTACAGCCAATGGAAGAGCTGGTGGATCAGGCGGTGGTGCTGGTGGTACTGATGGTGCTAGTGCTACTGGAGGTTCTGCATCTTCTCCAACTCAAGGTTTTGCTGGTGGTAATTCTAGTAACAGCACTCCTAATAGGTGGAATGGTGCTGGCGGTGGCGGCGCAGGAGCTGTTGGAGCTAACTCACCAGCGGCTGGAACGGCCGGAGCAGGTGGAGCAGGTTTAGCTTCCAGTATTACAGGATCATCTGTAACTAGAGCAGGTGGCGGCGGAGGCGGAGCTTATATAATTTCAAGCACTGGTACTAACGGAGCAGGTGGTTCTGGAGGTGGCGGTGCTGGTGGTAAAACCAGTGTTGACCCGATTGCTGGAACAGCAAACACTGGTAGCGGTGGCGGTGGAAATGGACTTAAAAGTAATGGTACTCAACAAGGTTCAGCTTCAGGTGCTGGTGGTTCTGGTTTGGTTGTAGCAACTTACAGACCAACACTAGAAGAAGCTACAGGCGGTACAATCACCACAGTAGCCAACTATAAAATACACACATTTACAAGTTCTGGCACATTTACGATACCAGCTGATAGAAGAGTACCAATCCAATACCTCGTCATTGCTGGAGGCGGTGGAGGAGGTGGATGGTATCGTGGTGGAGGCGGTGGCGCTGGCGGTTATCGTAACAGTACAATCGCAGAATTAACAGGTGGTGGAGGTTCCGCTGAAACAACTTTAGCATCTGCCGCTGGAGATTACACAGTTACCGTTGGTGCTGGTGGAGGAGGTAATGCTGACTCTAGGGGTACTGCTGGTTCAAATTCAGTCTTTGGATCAATAACATCTACTGGCGGAGGCGGTGGTGGTAATTATAACTATAATCCATCACCTACTGGGCCAGGTGGTGCAGGCGGATCAGGTGGAGGCGGTGGTGGTGGCCCATCTGGTGGTGCTGCAGGAGCTAGAAACGCAACAGTTCAAGGTTTTGCTGGTGGTGCTGGATCGCCTGATAGCGGCGGCGGGCCATCTGGTGGAGGCGGTGGCGGTGCAAGTGCCGCAGGAATTGCAGGAGGCACTGGTGGAACTGCTGGTGATGGTGGTGATGGATTATCGTCAGCTATAAATGGTACAGCAACAACTCGTGGCGGTGGCGGGGGATCAGGTTCTTATGGAACTGGTAACAATGTTGCTCAAGGCGGTGCTGGTGGCGGTGCTAATGGCGTTTACGCTGCTGCTGATGGTTCAGGCTCTTATGCAGACGGTCTTGATGCCACAGCCAATACTGGAGGTGGTGGAGGCGGAGCTTCTGGGCCAGAGCCTGGGAGCACCGCCTTGGGCGGTACAGGTGGTTCTGGCATCGTAATAGTTAGGTATCATTATCAACAATTATTCTTAGAGGCTACAGGCGGTACAATTACTCGCACTGGAGATTATCAAATACATACCTTCACAGCATCTGGAACACTTTCAGTTAACACTCTTGGCGTTGCTGACAATGTTCTCGACTATCTCGTTATCGCTGGAGGCGGCGGCGGTGCTGGTAATGGTGACGCATTTTCGGGTGGTGGCGGTGCTGGCGGGTATCGTGCTTCGTGGAACTCTGAAGCTAGTGGTGGCGGAGCATCAAGTGAAACTGGTTTGACGGCGGCAATTCAAGATTACACTGTAACTGTTGGTGCTGGTGGAGCCGCTGGTGCGGCGGCAGCAACTGGTGATGGCGGTAGCGGGGCTAACTCAGTCTTTGGATCAATCACAAGCATTGGTGGTGGCGGCGGTGGTGGATTTCCAAGAGCTGGTGTAGCTGGTGGATCAGGCGGCGGTGCTGGTGAAGAATTTGCTGGTACGGCGGCGGCGGGTACAGCCAACCAAGGTTTTGCTGGGGGTGTGGCAGCAAATACTAACCAAAATTCTGCATCAGGTGGCGGTGGTGCAGGGGCAGTTGGTGAAAATTCTGGGGCCCCTAGCAAAAGTCATGGTGGAGCAGGTGGAGCAGGTGTTGCAAGTACAATTTCAGGATCAAGCGTAACCCGTGGCGGTGGCGGTGGCGGCGGTGGCTATCCCCAGGCTGACAGTGGTTCTGGTGGTGCTGGTGGTGCTGGCGGCGGTGGTGCTGGTGGAAATTATAACCGAAGTCCAGCCCCTGTAGCAGGAACAGCTAACACGGGTGGCGGCGGAGGAGGTACTGCTGGTGCTGGTGTTGGAACAGTAGGCGGTTCAGGCATCGTAATCGTTCGTTATAAATACAAGTAGTTGAATATATAAGTAGAGAATAAATTGAAAAATGATATAACATGGTGGCGTTTTGATAACGCAATTGATTCTAAAATGTGCAATAAAATAATAAAACTTGCTGAGAAGAAATGGGAAACGGCAACGACTAAAGGGGAAGTAGGTCAAGAAAAACGAAAAACAAATATTTGTTGGACAACTGAACAATGGTTATATGATATTGCATTTAATTATATGCGCTCTGCAAACGAACAGTCTGGTTGGGACTTTGAAGTAGATGCCGCAGAGAGTATGCAGATTGGTAAGTACAGTAAGGGATGCTTTTACGATTACCACAATGATGGAAATGGTGTGACAGTTTACGATATGCCAGAAAATAAATGGCTTAACAATAAAACAAGAAAATTATCTATGTCTATATTTTTGAACGATAATTATGAAGGTGGAGAGTTTAAGTTTCTTGGTGACGATGAAGAAAAGTCAATTAAGGAAAAAGGAACTGTTCTTGTTTTTCCATCTTATATGACTCATTGTGTAGAGAAAGTAACAAAAGGAAATAGATATTCATTAGTAGTGTGGTTTCTCGGGCCGAAGTTTAAATAAAGTAGGAATTGAAATGGAAAAGAGTTGTGGAAAGTGTAGTCATAGTTTAGAAACACCGACTGAGGGAGAGATAATATGTATTGCACATCCACCCTCATGTGTTGTTCTTGAAGGAAATATAAGAAATATTTTCCCTGTTATGATGGGATGGGGTAAATGTGATGAGTTTATAGAAGGTGTAACTCAAAAAGAAAATAGTAAAGATATTAAATTTACTAAAATTAAAAAGCCTACATTAATAAGGGCTAAAACGAATAAAAAAAAGGAAA